CTTCCCGATAATCAATGTAATACAATACGTGATCAACACCAGACGCATCTGTTGCGTTAAGAGTAACTGTGCTGGTCAGAGCCGCTTGAGAAAATGGAACAAGACACAACACGAAGAGGGTTACCAATAGAGCAATCGTTCGCATTTTCCTCTCCTAATCATGCTTAATTATACAAATAGCTTTGGGTTTTGTTACCACAACTTTATATTTCATTTCTACTATTGCACCTCTTAAATCATCAAGAGGATCAGAATATTTCTTAACTGTTATATCTTCCTTCATGAGGATTAATCCTGCCATCTCAGCATCTAAGACTACCGCTCCAACATCTCCTGCGTTTTCCCATCCCCAGTTTTCATTGCCGTTTGAAGTTACAGCAAGAAATTTTATGTTGAGAGGACCGCCTTGTTTTTCATTATACATTATAGGAGACTGCGCAGTTGCCATGCTGGAAAAGTAAAAGTACGGATTGGCAATCAAGCAGGTAGGAGTGAATTTAGAATCTGCAACTTTAATACAAGCATCTTTTATTCCCGTTACTGATGACGCTATGCTACATGTCACCGAATGATCAGCACCATCTATCAATGCAGAAATAGCGTCTTGATTGAGAGTATTCTCCAATCGCATACCAGCAAGAGAAACTTCATTCTCTATCAAATCAAACTCTGCATCTTCAACTAATTCTTTTGGAGCCAGAGGAAGCGTCCAAGCCTTCTCAGTAACTGCATCAATACTTGTGTATTTAGGATGGAAGATAGGAGGTTCTCCTTTATAAGCTCCCTTTGAAGCATATTCATTCGCGTTAGAAGTAAATACTCGCACTCTGTGTGAACTCGTCTTGACGACGGGCAGTATCTTCCTCATAAATTCTCTTCGTTTAGCCCCAGCTATGACAGCGTTATAGTAGGCTTTCTGTGTTAATCGTCGTAAGTCCTCAGACGCACTGAGTTCGTGTGACTGCACCTTAGTGGCATATTCTTTTAACCTATCAGCTAATTCACCCATCTCCTTCTCTCCTTATTCTTTTAATAGAATTTATACTATTCTCGCAGATGGTGACGCTGGAACCGGAACAAGAGCCAAATGCTCCAACGTCATGTCTTTTATAAGAGTATAAGTTTTGAAATCCTCATCTATCGAAGAAAATCGCACAGATAAACCGTGATTTCCATTTAGAAGTTCCCTAATTACTTCTTCATTGTGCTTTGGATAAACGTGAATATCTCCTCTGAGTGCTTTACCATCCCATCGAACATTTTTAACTTCTCCAACCTCTTTACCATTATGGTAAATTTGGAATGGTAACCTTTTAGGGACACGAGCATTCTTTAGGACGTTGGGTGGAATGTAAATAGGAATGCCTTGAGAAGTTGAATCGTAAATAAGGTCCCCACTCTCAACCAAAATCCTATCGTGGAATATGTCTTTCTTCTCTCGTCCTAAAGGAAAATATGTATCGTGAATCATCCTGTCTTATACGAAATTTCTTTGGGTTCGTTTAATTTAAATATAGCTCCTTCGGCTTTTTCGCCCATAAGGTTATCATTAATAGAACACTCCAATACTCTTTGAAAATACGGAATTGTATTTTTCAAGAAGAACTCCATTCTTACCTTAGCAGTTGCATACTGCGAAGTTGCTATACCTTGCCCGAGTGTCTCAGCCGGAACCATCAAACCAGTTGCAGCAAGACTTGTGTAATACTGAAGATAATCGAGGAGAGCTGGAAATCCAGATGTATCGATCGGGTCAATTTTAACTTTATCTGTTGAAACAAACTCGTGTCCTACATGAATCTTTCTAAACTCTCTCTCCAATTCCTTGAGCTTATTCTCATCGGGATATAGTCCTCGTCTGTCTGGGAGGCACTGAATATGGTATTTGGCAAAACCATGTCTTATGATACCCTCGTGAACACTTTCGTCAATCTCTTTCTTCCACTTAAGAGGCTGTCTTGCTACGCCTATCATTGATATGCCAAAGGGGGAATCTGTTCGAGCCATAGCTTGAAAGTGCCAAATATTCGGAACACGAACAAGTTTTCCACCTTCTCGCACAAAGTAATTACCGTTTTGAATCACTACATTGAGTGGAAACAGGACTTCGATATCAGTAAAGTGGTTATCTCTCCCGAAGAGGATCCTCGAATAACTATCACCAAACACTAAGGCGTCCCGCATAACAGAATAAAGCTTTGGGAACACTTTATCAAAACGTCGTGTGTATCTTTCCCTAATTTGCTCACTCTCACTATGAATTTCAAAGCCAGCGGAAAGAACAGCGAAAGTAACGGCTTCAACCGCTGCAAACGCAGGAGGGCTTGTTAAATATAATTCCCAATCTTCTTGGGACGGTCCACCCACCTCTAATGCGTGTGTTGTCTTAAAAGTTCTGGAAGACTCATCGCTCTCGTCTTCACTGCTCGGAGCACCCACATTCCAAGGATCTGTATCCCGATCACCATACAATCGTCCAAGGACTTTCCTCCACATCAAGCGACCGTTCTCCACCAATCGCTCCCCAACTGTCAGTATTTTCTTCTTCATCTATATGTCGTTCGAGTCCCAAGGAGGCGAGAGCCAAGGCATCCACAAGGTCGTCATGAGCTCCTCCTTCGGGACCACACTTACTCATGTTATCGTCTAAATATACAAAAGCTGAAAGTTGATCAATCAGCTTTTGTTCATCTTTGGGTATGTGAATCGAATTATAAGCAAAACACAAAACTAAATTATCAATAATTTTCTTTTTTAATTTATCGTTAGACATTAAGACGGGTTCAATCGGAAGGTCAGAAAGCTCTTCCAATATAGGGTCACCAATTGATGTCTGATCTGCATATATCGTGACAGGATTAAATTTTTTCGCTCTATCACGTATTATAGCATATTGTTCTCGCCAAGTTATCTTGAGAGGCAGAATTTCGGTGTATATGACATCACCTTTATCATTGAGAACGACCAAAGCTGTATGGTCTCGCTTACGCCCAAAGTCGAGACCCATTACCGTCTCTCCTATATGTCTTGATCTTTCATCTGTGATAGCATTAAGAAGTTGTTCATCTGGAATCACCCTGTTAGAGGTTGCTACAAATTCAGCTTTAAATACCTGATCGAAAAACGATGGAGACATGTCTTTTTGAGCAGCTCTTATCATTTCTTCGGTGATAAACCAACAATCTTCGAGTTTCACTGAATGAGTTCTTGCTGTTCCCGAATACCAAAGCGACATAAAGACGCCTGAAGTTCCAAAAGGAGTCGAAACGCCTATCTCGGTTGCACCTTTGGATTTTCCCATCTGATAAAACAAACCGTAATAAGCAGAAGGTCGTATACGAGCAAGCTCATCCAACAATATCAAATCTGGATGATAACCGCCTCGAGTTTTCTCGTTCTGTGCTATCGCTAACACTCGTGAACCTGTTTTGAGTTTAATTTGTTCTTTACTGTCATAAACTATGAGAGAACGAAAAGGAGAATCATTAACCCACTGTCGTATCCTGTCTATATGTTGAACTGCAATGGGCATTGAAATTGAGCCTATAAGAGTGAAGGAATTGTCAAACAATGTAAGGTTCATGTAAGCAATTATATCCTCAAGAATTGACTTTCCCATTCCCGCTGGTCCACGAAGAAGAATTTTCTTTTCTCCGCTAAGCCAGTCTTTGATGATTTCGTAAGACCACCAACCTCGTGGGTGTACAGGAAGTTCTTGAGTTGCTTCAAATATTGCAAGATTCTCCTCGGTTGCGTGTTCCTCACAAAATATTGCTGATTTGGGAATTTTTTTGTAACAATAATGACAATGAGACTGCATGTCTTCTGGTATAAGAGAAACTTCAATTTCAGGTTCTTCTTTGAGTTCGTCTGGAACATTAACAGGCGCTTTTCGGTTCCACAAATATTCCGCACGAGCACGGGCTAAACATTGCTCTGAACAGAAGAAGTACCTAAAGCCCTGTCGCATCTTTGCATAATAAACTTGCTCGGTGACTTCATATTCTTTTCCACAATAATCGCAAATAACCTTAATTGTCTTCTTCTTGT